CCTCAGACACTAAAATTGACTTAATAACACCTGTTGTAGCAGAGGGCACAGTGTACAAAGTTGTTACACTTGTTGTAGTTAAATCTGCTTTTTTGTTTACAAAAGAATTTGCCATTAGTTTATAAAGAAGTTAAATGCTTCAACTTCGTCCTTTAAATCTTGTTGGTACGTTGAATTTAATTTATTAACAATACCATCTATATCTCTTACAAAAGATTGTTGTATCTGTTGATCATATTCTGGTAAAGGTTGTGTTAAAGATTGTACTATTCTAGCCATTATACGCTCACTTGATATTTTTCTATTAATTGATTTAATCCTGCTAAAGTTTGTTCACCCATTTTACTTAAAACACGTCCTTTTTCAACACCTTCTAGTAACTTAGATCTATACTGTATTGCTCTGTTAACATAGTTTGGACTATACTTTTGTACACTAGCTGTTATTACATCTTTAGGTATAGGTCTATTATCACCATCGCCTTCAGATGTACCTTTTTCAAATCCTGTGCCTGGATTCTTACTATACTTAGCAAACGCTGTAGTTATATCTCTAGTTTTATTTGGAGCAAATCTTTTAGCAAGATCATATGCACGTTTTCCTTTAAGACCTAAATTAACTGCATTATATCCTGTTTTACCAAATGCAAGGCCTCCTATTTGAGGTGCAGCAAGAGTCAATAACCCTTTACCTACATTCTTTGCAAATTTACCAATACCACTATCAAAAAATCCTGTTCTTTGTATTGGATTAACCGCTTGAATTTTAGCTAACGTTGCAGCTTGTTCATCACTATCTCCAAGCCCTCTATTTAAATTTGATAATTGTTGTGCCGTGACATAGTTAGGACCAGGTCTGTAATCTATATAAGGTTCTCGTGCTTTTGTTTTTAATGTAGGAGACACGTATAAACTGTCTCCTGTATCACCATCGTCTTCATCTGTTGTAGGTGTAAATCCCATGTCTGCCATCATTCTAGCTACGTCCTCTTCTTGATCATCTCCTAATATGTCTGGTTGAAGTGATGGTGACGGTGTTGTAAAAGCAAAATCTGCTGTGTCATACTCTGGTTCTGGTGCAGTATATTGTTGAGAAATATAGTTTTCTCTATTATCACCACCAGAATCTGATGAAGAAGAAGAACTAGATCCTGCACCATAACCTGAACCCGACATAGTATCTGCATCTGTTCTACCTCTATAACCTGGTCGTTTACCATCTTTCTTTTTAGAAACTAATTGATGTGGTTTTTTCTTTAATTTATCTAATCCCATTATCTTCTCCCATCCGGTTGATAATCTATTCTAAATGTTCCTAATCTCCAAAACTGACTTGTACTTGTGTTTTCTACTTTTAAAGATATAGATCTAGCTCTTGCACGTGTGTCTATTTTATTTGTGCTGCTTGTAATAGTAAAAGGTCCAAGCGATGAACTAGCTTGTGTTTGATTAGGAAAGTCTCTTAAATTTAATGTAACTCTTGCATCACCTGTTTGAGATAAAAAGTCTGGTATCACTCTTCTTATTTTCATCATAAACTCACCATCACCAGATAATCCTTCTTGCCCTATGTCAAAGTCGCCTGATTCTATGTTTGCTGTAATAGCAGTTGTTGCACCTTCTTTAACTTGGTTTAATCCTGTTTCGTGTTCGTAGTATGTTGTTGTGCCATCACTGTTACCAAAAATATAATTAGTGTCTGTTGTAGCCGTTGTACCATCTTCGTCGTATGCTGTTGCGTGAGGTTTACCAAATACAGCAGAATCTTGCCATGACGTTCTTGCTAATGTCCCTGTAGTCCATACCGGTCGTTGCGGAGTAGAATCAATGTAATTGTAACAAACCATTCTGTTAACTGTTCCTGATCCTGAGTTAGGATAAAACCACATTACTTCACCAAACAAATTGTTTAGTCCTGCATTGATATGTTGTTTTGGTGTTGTATTAATATCATCGTATACAAAATCTTCTACTAAACAATCTAATGATTCTAGTTTACCTGTGTATCTAAAGAAACCGTTCTCTGACATCCAATAAGCAGAACCATCAACTTCGACCGCTGCGTTCTGTCCAATCAATCCACAGTTTGTACCAACTTGTTGAAATGAGAAAGTAAAAGGTGCGCCTACAAATTTCATAATAAATAACGCTGTGTCTGTCCAAATGTAAGTTGAGTCTCGACCTCTAAGTGCACCAACAATTTTTGACCCATCTGCCAGTCTTTGTGTACCAGATGTATTTGTAGCTGTAGGTGTATAAGTATTAATATCTTCTTGAGAAGAAAATCTTATAAACATAGGGTCTTGTGTTGTTTTTGTCCCAATCGTTGTTTCTGTACCAAAAAATAATAAGTGTCTATCTGGTGTAGATACTAAAGAGAGAGCAGAAGCTGTGGGTGCATTTGTAACAATCGTTGCTCTTGTATCTGTTGCTCCTGTTGGATTAGAATTCCATTCAAAAGTTTCTCCACCGTTAATAGTTGCAATAAGTTTATTACCAAAATTATCTAATGACCATAATCCTGGTGCTGTAACAACGTCTCCTGATGTTGCAGCGTTCCATCCAAAAAAATTAGATGCATCGGTTACGGTTGCTCCTGATGAGTGTGATGCTGCTGTAGTTCCTGAAGCTCCTCTTGTTAAACCTGATAATGTACCACCACTATTGCCGGTATAAGTAATAAGTTCGTTGTCAACTAATACTGTTCCTGAAGACGGGAAAGAGGTTGAACTAGCCATTGTTAAACTTGTAACAGATGTATTAATACTTGATGATAGTGTTGATGTAAATTGTCCAGATTTAAAACCACTCCAAGGCCCTAGTCCCCAACCTGTTGATGCAACCTCTACGGCCGGACCTACAGGATAGTAGTGTCTAACTCTAATACCACCAGATGTGCTAGCACCACTGCCTGATTCATTTGATCCAACGTTAACTGTTATCGTTGTATCTGACGGCACAGTTGTTACCATAAATTTGTTATCGTCAAAATTAGCTGATGTAAAACCAGAGTTTGTTATAGATGTAAAATTATCTAATAAAACAATATCGTATTGATTTATATTATGTGCTGATGCAAAAGTTATTGTTACAACTGCAGATCCATTAGTTGTAGAAAATGCATTTGTTAATGTTGTTGTAGATTTAAGAGGGTGTATGTCATAAAAAATTCCACCTGAATAAGCATACAAAATTCTATTAGTTCCAAGCGCTGCATACTTAATACCTGACGTATTTACAAAATGATGAATAGCGGTGTTACGACCTGTTATGTCTACTGAACCTAATTGAGACCAACCACCTATTTTCTCTGGTGTACCATATCTAAATCTAACATTATCTCCTGCAACCCATTGGCTTTCGCCTCCAGTAGCAGTAACTTGTTTATTGAATCCAGGTGCAAATTTAACTTTTTGTAACATATGTCTCTCAGATTATAATAGATTGCGTTGTGAATCAACGAGTTTTGGGTATACCCAATAGGGGTCTTTTATCATATAAATTAGACTTTGCAAAGGGTCCATTTGCATGATTATAGTGTAGGAACACTTGTCCGCATAACTTACCTTCAAATGGCTCTCTCCAATGTTCTAATTCACAGCCAGAATATATAAGCATATCACCAGATTTTAAATCAACTTTATTTCCTTTAGGAGCATTGGGTTTCATTATACCTTTATACTCGTCTACGACGTTGTTAGACCCCGTAGGATCAATAAATATAGGCCATGGATCACCACCTAAATTAAGTGTTGTTGATATCTCACAACTAGGTCTATCTTTATGTCTGTTTAATATATTGCCTGTTCTGTATAATCTTGTGTATGAATAGGTAGGAATTAAATCTAATCCTGTTTTAGCTTTCATCACAGGTATGGTTTTAACAAGTAATGTTTCCATTAATCGGTCTGCATATTTTGCATATGATCCTGGTACTTGTCGATCTTTAAAATTACCTACTAACATATTTTTTTCATGTGTTGCTTGGTTAGTAAGCATCCAATAATCTGCTTCTGCTGATATTTGTAAATAAGTATAAGCTATGTCTGCTAATTCTTTTGATATAGCATTACGTATAACTTGATATTTATTTTTTTTAAAACTCATGTTTGTATAAAATTATAAGATATTGATACACGCCAATTCTTTTCACCTTTTTCTGTGTTCATATTTAAATCTACACCGTGTGGAAGCCATGATGGAAAAAATATCATTCTTCCTTCCGCAGGTTCATAAGCACATACTCTCCACAATTGTTCGGGTAGATTATCTACTCTTCTAGGCATGTATGTATTAGGTCCTGGTCTAGGGTCTTCTAAAAATAATTTACCAGAGTTTTTAGGAACTTTAACATAATATACACCTGACCATAATGAGTTGGGATGTGTATGTGTTTTATTATAGGAATAAGTAGGACTTACGTTAGCCCACATATTTCCTAATCCTAATTTAGGTTGAATTCCATAATCTTTGTTGCATTCTTCTGCCATCTTAAATAATTCTGATGTTAAAGCATTAAATTCTTTTCTTTGATTCATATTTGTTGGGCTGTGCCAACCAAAACCAGAATTAGTTTTCATCTCGCCTTTTGGCTCAGCTTTACGCCATGCCTTAATATGTTTAAATAAATATTTATTTAACTCTTTTGCGTTAGGTAAATCTTTAAAATATATAGGAGTAGGAAATAGTATTTTTCTTTGAAGTTGACTCATTTAAAAGGTTGGCCTCCAAACCACATAACTAAAGACCTCCTAATACCTTTCTTAACAGGGGCTACTCGATGCCTGATAAAAGATGCAAAGAATATAGCTTGTCCTTGTTTAAGAGCAGGCATTTTATTTTTTTCCATAAACTCTAATTCACCACCTGTAAATGTAGATGGATCAGATAATAAACACGTCATAGATATTTTTCTAACTGGCGGCTGGTGTTGACCATTAACATCTAAATCCATATGCCAATCATAAAAACCACCCTTAGGGTATTCTGTAAATTGTGCAGGTTCTGTTATTTGTACATTTTCAAATCCAAAATGATTTAAGTTTACTAAAGATAGTTGGTTTTCAATGGCTTTATACATTTGTGGTAATTTTTTAAAAGGTATCCAAGATATTGTTGTCGTTCTTTTTTTCTTGTCTATACCACCGCCTGGTTTATTCATACCTACTTGTGCCACTTGTGGTTTTTCTGCATGACCTGCGTTTATAATATCTTGACATTGTTGAGGACTAAACATTGGCTCTGTAGTTGTTGCCATATAAGATTGCCATCTTGGCATTTTTATAATCATTCTAATTGTCCTCCAGCTGTTCTTGATGTTACTGGATTATATTCTACATCCATATTGCAAACTAATGTTCTACGTTTTTCTTTAGTGCCGTTATAAGGATAAACACAATGTCTCATATCATATGGAAAAATATAAAAGTCTCCTATCTTTGAATTAGGAGAATAATCTGTTTTAGCAAACTGACCATTTGCTGCACCTATAATTTGTAGTCTACCATTCATAGGTTTGTCTGGCGCTGAGTATTCCATACCTGTTTCTGTTGGTAATTTCATAATCATAACAGAAGATAGACCTGTAAATAATTTACCTTGATGAATATGCACTGGATTGTATTCATTGGCTTTCATCTCGTTAACCCATATAGAATTTATGTCTTTTCTATTTGGACCAATTTTATTCCAATCTGTGTAATGATCAAAAACGCTATGAAACCATTTAAGTATATCTTGTGGTAAAAAATTATGTTGAGTCATCTTATCGTTGTTTGGACCAGAATAAAATAAGGATACCTCATCTTGTATTTTGCCAACTAATTGTTTGTTTGCTTTAGGTAATTGTTTTTTACGTTTTTCGTATATATCATTAAGACCAACAAAGATCTCTAAAGGAACTTGATATTTAAGAACGGTCTGACCAAGATAAACAAAGTCAAATTTCATATTACTTTCTTTTTATTTTTTTCTTCTCTTTATTGGGTAACAACTCGCCGTCTTTCATTACTCTGTTTAAAGTATCTAATTGTCCTAAAACATTAAATACTTCTGGTTGAGATGAGCCTGGTGTTAAAGTTGCTTTTTGATGTTCTAATCTTATTTTATAAGACTCAGCTTGGTGCGTGTTTACATCTCTATCATCAAACGATCCATCGTGAAATTCTTTTTTAAGTTTAGACCACGTTGCTACTTCTCTCATTCTATGTTTAGCAACAAGTTCCATACTTGCTTTGCCATATACCTTCTCTTCTAATTCTATTTGTAATAATTGTTTCTCTAATTTATCTTTTTCTTTTTTAATTTTTGCTCTTAGCTTTTCTATCTCTACATCATTTTTTCTAGCATCAAATGATAGATGCATTAAATTTTCAAAGTGTGTGTTTTGTTCTCTAACACACTGCCAATATTTTGCTGCTCTTGTTGGATATTTATTGTCTGATAATACAGAAAATCTCATTTCTGTTTCTGTTCTAAATACTTGTTTCTTTTTCCAAGTATCTTTTAACTCAGGGATTAATGACTTAAACTCTTTAACATCTTCGACATCTAATATATCTGATAAATATTTAGATTGTGTAGTTGCTAACGTTTGTATATTTCGTTTTTCTTTATCCATTTCTTATTACTTATATAAGTACTTTCTAAATAACAGTCAAGTCTAATCTGTGCCTACTGTTTTAGTTACAAAAGGAACTGCCCATTCTTCTGTTGTAGCTACTCTTGCTGTTACATATCCACCAGCTGCCATAACCGAACCTGAAGTACCAACTGGCGCTCTTGTCATAACATATCTTCCTGCAGCCAAATCAGCCACTTCAGTCCAACTTGTGCCATTCCAAGTCTCTGTATTTGCAACAGCTGTTGTTGTATAACCACCTGCGATTAAACCAGAAGTAGAGGATCTGCCACCACCAACTGGTTCTTCTCCTCTTCCTGTATTTAAATCTCCTACTTCAGTCCATGCCGTTCCATTCCATGTTTCTGTTTCTCCTTCTTGTCCTGCTCCACCAGTAATTAATCCATCAGTATTTGATTTACCAAATCCACTGCCTTGTGTTCTATTTGTATTAAGATCAGCTATTTCTGTCCAAGAAGAACCATCCCACGATTCATTACGTCCCGCAGGTGGATGTCCAGCAGATGCTATTGCACTTGCACTAGTTCCAAAAGAACCAGCAATAGTTCTAGCTGTATTTAAATCTCCTACTTCAGTCCATGAACTACCATCCCATGTTTCTGCAACTGACTGAACAGCTGTTATATAACCAGCAATTGCTAATGCTGCTGTTGAAGAAGTTCCAGCAGAACCTAAATTTCTTCTTCCAGTATTTAAATCTGCTACTTCAGTCCAAGATGTGCCGTTATAAGTTTCGGCAATATCATATGAAGCATTAACAGGTGGATTTGATCCACCAAATTGAACAGTAGCAGTTGTATCTCCTGCTCCTCCCATACCACCTCTTGCAGTATTCATAGTGCCACCACTAGTCCATACGCCTGTTCCCTGAGCTGCGTATCCTTTCATAACACTATTAGCACCTGTTGCAGTTTTAATCCAAAGTTGTCCTTCTTGTACAACAGGTGTTGATGGAAAAGACCATTCTTCTGTGTTTGCAACTTGTGTACTTGTATATCCTCCTGATGCTAAAGCTGATGTGCTAGTGCCTGAACCAAATGATTGTCTTCTAGCAGTTCCAAGATCAGCTACTTCAGTCCATGTAGAACCATTCCATTCTTCTGTTATTGCAACTATTCCTGGATCTGTATCTCCACCTATTGCTAACGCGGCGGTGCTTGTTCCAGCTCCACCTGGATATTGTCTTTCTGTATTTAATTCTGCTATTTCTGTCCATGAACTTCCATCCCATTGTTCAGCTTTATCTGGTGGACCAAAAAATAAAGCAGCTGTATTTGTAACTCCAGCAGAACCTGATGTTGATCTAGCTGTATTTAAATCACCAACCTCTGTCCAACTTGAACCATCCCACTTTTCAGTTTTAGCTGATTGTGAACCTGGGGGAGAATCTGCTTCAAAACCTCCAAAAATTATTGCATTTGTGTTAGAAGCACCAACTCCGCCTCCGTTTCGTCTTGGACTATTTACATCACTAACTTCAGTCCATGCTGAACCATTCCAAGATTCATTATTATTAACTCTTTGTGTTCCAGGATTAGCACCTATTGGAGCAAGGGCAGAAGTAGTAGTTCCTGCTCCAGCATTAGTATATCTTGCCGTATTTAATTCAGTTGTTTCTGTCCATGAAGTACCATTGTATTGCTCATGAGCATCTGTAAATCCAGGTGCAGTCTGACCACCAAAAACTGATGAAGCGTTTTGTGTTCCTGCTGAACTACCTTTTGTGTTTCTAGCAGTATTTAAACTACCACCACTAGACCATGAAGCACCAGGAAGTCCTGCCGCTTTAGGATCAGATGTCTTATGCTGGAATAAAGTTCCATGTATAACTTTGTATTCTGCCATAAGGATTATACTATGGTAATGTTATATCTGCTGGTTTAGCACCAAGTCTTGTAATTTTTTCAGCTGATGTTTCACCGTCAACATTGTCATTATCCCAAGTATCTTGAGCATCATCAATTACACCATCAACGATAGCTTGTGCTTCAGATTTAGTTTTAGCTGTTGCACTATGTCTAGCTATCCATCTGTCAGCGTATACATTGTCATCAGTTACCCAGACATTACCAGGGAAACCTTCAATGTGAAATTGCATTCTGTCTTCATGACGAATGAATGAATCACCATTTGCATTTTTGCCCCAGTTTTCTTTTACACTGTATTTGTATGCCATAGT